GTTTTATCAAAATCAACAGTCTTCCGGCCATGGAAAAAGATGGCCCCTCTCCGACTCCAGACAAATTGGTGGCGAAGAACCGCGGGACGGATGCGCTCAACGATTTGGCCCAGGCCACAGCTCTTCCCAGGGCTCGTGCTGACTTGGCCGATGTGATGAGAGCGGAAAACCGCGCTCGGGCGAAGAGCCCAGCCCGCAAACCGGCAGGTCGCCGCAACAAGCCTTCTGAAGCTTTAATTCAGGAGCACTTGGTTGCACGCCCCCAGGTTTCCGAGCCTCCGCGCCTACCAGAACGCGAAGTGACTGGACCCGCACCTGCGCAGAACAGGGTCGAGCTCCATTGTTCACATTGCGCGTTTAAGGGTAAGAGACCGGCCGTCGTGCGTGGCCATGATGACGCACATTGTTTCGATGCGCACCCGGAGTTGCGTGAGGAGTTTCTGTTGAAGAAGCAGAACCCCCGCGCGGCCCCGAACGCTCCCGTCGCGCCGTTGCCGGCCAGTCCGGCTTCGACAACACCTTTGGTCCCAGTGGTAGCGGTCGGGCCAGTCGCCCAACCGCCCCCTGCTACCGCCGCAGCACCTATGCCGCTTGTGACTCTCCCCCCCCTTGACCCTTACCTGGTTGCGTCGGATGATTATCTGCCACCAGGACCGGTCTCGGCGACAGAGCGCATGGCAAAGCTTGGCTTGGCATTTAATGCCAAAGTCACTGCGGTGGAGAACCAGCACGCCGTGGCAGCGATGATCCGCTCCCACATGGTGAACCAGGCACTGCGCTTTCTGCGATCGCGCCGGTGCTTCAAGGTGTTGGACGTGTACCCGGCTGACCGAACCATCATCCTCAACTCGTTGCTCCAATCACGCGTCCCGCCAGGCGGCGACCGCACTCTGATTGGGCATGTCGGCACACCGCAAGTTGCGGCCGACATCACTCGCAGTGTCTTGCCCGGGGACAATGTGAGCGAGCCAGATGCTTTGTTGCTGGTCAACGTGTACCGTATTGAGGACAGCGCAGGAACCCTTGGCCCTGGAGAGAGCAAAGATCTCGACCCAGTGGCGCTCTTGTCTTTCTTCAGACAGTACCCAACTCTCAAGCACGTGGTCATGCTCAAGCACGTCTTTCCCGGTGACTTTGGTCGCGTGGAGGACGGCACATGGCTGCGCGATGAGGAAGGACTGATCTTGATGAAGGTTGAGGGCAACGCCGAGCTGTACCCAGCTCATCCGGCCTTGGATGCCTTTGACGTGAGTGGCTCTCTCGGGGACATGGTCTGGACTCCTCACAAGTGCGTGGGAGGTCTGAGCATGATTGTCTTCGGGAAGGGGGTGCATCGAGCCCCAGCTGTCGCACTTAAACCGGTGCGACGGCTGCAGTTGCTGGAGATCCCGATGGACTCTTGGCAGAAGTGGTGTGGTGACGCTTTGCCAGCGTCTTTGCCCAATTTTCTCGCAGATTACGATCCTCATTACGCCCTCCTGCGCGCGGCCCCTATGCGCCGCGTGTTGGTGGACTATGCGATCGCCTGCGAGTCGGCCTACCCGTATGTGACGCGCGAGCTGCAGCAATTCAGCCGCGCTGGGCTCCAAGCTGACGTGTTGTCTCGGTTCGATCGCGACCCTGCGTACAAAGCAGTGGCAGCGGCGTTCCCGACACACTTGGCGGAAGTGCCCACCAACACGTTCTTGTTCGTCCTCGCCTTGTTGGCCAATCCTCTGCGGTTACAGCAGACTGGGCCAGCAATTGCCGTACAAGCAATGGCGAGCATGCGCAAGGACCTGGAAGGTCACAACGCGGCCCTGCGCCCCACCACAGTTCAACAGGCGCCTGGCGCCTTCCGAGTCTACCGCCTACTCTTCGGAGGTGTGGCGGTGATGACGACCTACACGGTTTGGCTCATCGTCAAACGCACCCTGGGGGTCCCGAATCTCCTTCTCCAAATCCTGCCGGTGGCTCTACAGCGCCGCTTGGGTTTTGTGGAGGGACCGAGAGGCTTCCTGTGGACCGTGGTGAACAGCGGCACGTTGCGTGCAATCCTACCCGGGACGACGGGGCGGCTTCAAACGCTGCTCACAGCCTGGGAGCACCTACCGCCTTTGTTCACACGCATGCTAGACGGGGCCCTGCACCCACTCTCCTTTGCTCACAACGCCATCACCTTCGGCAAAGCGCTGTTCCCATTCGCCCTCCATCTATTGTACAATGTGGGCGTTGGCAGCGCGGAATCCGCTGTGTGGTTCGCGCTTTCGGCCTTGGTTGAGGAGGTGCTGCACACGGGACTGCTCCTGCACTATGGCTGGTTCGGGGCGGCCCTGTCCATGTGGCTCGTTCTCGCGGAGGCGATCATGAGCGGCGTCTCTCACGGCTTTGTGGCTGGGCTCGTAACATTGCTCTGCCATTGGGTCTTGGCCTCGCTGCGCATCAAGCTCTTGTTGACTCTGCCAAGGGCCCGTCTTCATTGGGACGACTTTCGCCAGGTGGCGTGGGGCGGCCCATGGGAGCAACGTATTTGGGCCTCAAACGCGGGCCCACGTATTTCTGACATGCCATGCGTCCTAGGCGACTACAAAGCCCATGAAGTGCCTCGCGAAAACACCACACCCATGCTTGGGATGTGGGTGCCCAACCCTCGCGTGCACCTCAAGGTTCGTGGTCAAATAGAGCGCGTGCCTGTCACAGCATCAAAGCGTTCGTTTGTCGTCGTGGCTGGCTTTGGTGTCGGCCAGTACGCGTTCACCAACGTTCCCGCAGTCGCTGAGGCAATGATCCTCAAGCGCCTTGCCGTTGCATTGCCTTTGGGGCCTCGCCACGCGGCGACGCAAGAAGTCGCGTGGATCCCGAGCGCAACGGGCTCCCCTCGAGCTCAGTTGCTGCACCTTTACCGCGAATGGGTGCGGAAGCGATACCAAAGCTTCCTGCACCGCGGAATCGTGCTCCCCATGGACAACAGCGCAGCACGGCGCCGTGTCTTTGCGGACTCGTTGGAGTCGTCCTCAAAAGTGCGTTTCGAGCGCGGTTGGGCAAAAGTGGGTGAGAACCCTTCCTCAGTGTACGTCGTCACCACGCAATCCGTGGGTCCAAAGACAGACGAAACACTAGTGAAGGCGAACCCACAGCCCCGCTCACTCGTCGCAGTTTCGGACGTGGATTTCGCCCTAATTGGGAGCGCGGTCGACCAAGTCTCAGACGCTTTTGCGATTATCAATGGCGGCATGACTCACCCTGAACCGGTGAGCAACTGGGGCGATCCATGGGAGACCACGTGGCCCGACGAAGAAGCGACTTTCACGGTCCCGAGCCCACGACTTGGGGGTCTCACGGAACCTCTGCACGTGTACCCGGTATATGCCAAGGTTGGCACGGTGGCGAATTTGACGTGGTACGTGACGAAATTCATCGACGTACTCACCACACACCCGGCCGACGGGCTGCTTATTTTTGCACACGGCGATGATCAATGGGCTTTGCGGTATAACCGCCACCCTTCGAACCGTGTGTCACAATGGCAGCGCGTCAACTGGGATGCGTCTCAGTTTGACTCTTCTCAACGCCAAGGCCCATTGGACTATGCCTTAGAGTTGGATGAGATCTGCGGCTTGCCGGAAGATTTGCGCGATCGCATCGCTTCAATTGAAGATGCGAAGTTGGCCTACACGAATAGTAAAGCCAACGTGCGCATCACCGTGACGTCCGAGGATCCCCAACAACCCACTGGCATTAGTACCACTGGCCTCGGCAATTCACAAGTGACCATCGCTATGAGTGTCGTGGCCCTCGTACCTCGAGTGGCGGACGACGAACTCGTGGAGAGTGTGCGTGCAGAAGGGCTCCGAATGGGGTTCAAGCTCAAGATCAATGCCGCATGCGCGGACACAGCGCTGGCGGCGGTCGAAGGCTCGGACTTCCTGAAAGGGCGCTTCATGCCCGTCACTCTACCTGATGGCCGGGAAGGTCTGTGCTGGATGCCGTGTGCTGGGCGCACCCTGAAAATGGGAAAGACGCTTGCGGAGATGTCTCGTTTCGGGAAGACTCCGGCGCAACAGTTCCAAAACGTGCTGGCGGTTCAAGGTCAAGGCTACGCCGGGTTCTTTATGGATCCGCTGATGGAGTCTGTGGCCTACCGCTGGTCCGTGTTGGCAACTCGCGCCGAAACTGAGGCTTTGCCGTTGGAGGCTGAACTGCATGGCGCCTGGAAGGTGAAAGCCGGACCCTATCACGCGGTTGTCGGCAGCAAGACGTTTGTGTGCCCTCTCCGCGCACTTGAGATTTCGCCTCGCTTCGGCTTGGTGTTTGACCAGGTGTACGGGGCTGGCTCCTACGAGCAGCTGCTGGTTTGTTCTACACTGGTGGATGAACACCCGTCCCCGTACTTCTTTTTGGAAGCACCACTGTTGCGGCGGTTAGCCGAGGTGGACTATGCTTAAAGGGGTCGTATAGGGCCGGGCACCCGCTAAAAGCACCGATCTGGTGAAGCTCAGACTGCCCGTCTGACTGCGTCTCAGGGTAGAACCGGGTTTGTTTTTGTTTTTGTCAATTAGCAGTCTTCGAATTTGCACCCTCAATGAATGGGAAAGGACAAAAAGCCTCCGAGCTCGCCTCAGCCCTCGCCCGAATCCGCGCTTTCCAACGAACTCTCCCGAACCAAGGAGGATCTGGACCGCGAAAAGAGCGAGTCCTCACAGCTCCAAAAGGACTTCCACCAGTTGGTAGCCGAGGCGGATCAGCTCCGAGCCCAGCTCCAAAGCGGAAAAGTCCCGGAGCCTCAGCGCCCGCAAGCTTCCGACCTTCTCAGCCAAGTGATGGGAACCGTAAATTCGTTCGTGCCGATACTCGGACCATTACTGGGTCTGCTGTGACGCGGTCGCATGTTGCCAAATTGGCTCAGAACGTTGCCTTCCAAAGGAATAAGGACGGCGCGATGAAGACCAAGTTGTGGGCAGCAGCGATCACGGAGCTGGCGGGCAAGCGCAAGTCCCTGAACACTCGCATGAAAGCTGTGGTTTCGCGGTTAGGCGCCGCTGCACTGAAAGAGGAAAAGCCGGACGACCACCTGGAGTTGTATGACGCACTTGTGAAAGAGTGCGCCACTATCGCTCAGGAGGAACGTGAGCATGATGGGGTCCAGGAGAAGCCGGAACCAGTTGCTGTCTCATTCCGCATGGGGAATCGCATGGAACACCAAGAATACAAGGAGACCAGCGCCAATGGCGTGGTCACCGCTAGTGGTTCCGCATTCCTTGGCAGTTTGGGCACAGTGCTGGCTATCGCGCAGGGCGTTGAGATATTCAACGCCGTTCTCTGCCCGTCCATGCTCCCGGACGCCCGCTTGAAATCTCTCTCGGATTTGTACGACATGTACTCTTTGGACGAGCTCGTTTTCGAGTTCATCAGTGAATGCTCCACCTCAACGGCTGGGGGCTTCGCTGCCTGGGCCGATTCGGATGTCATGGCTGACACTCTTTTCGGGATCACAGGCGGGGCCTTCGTTTCCGCGGCGATGAGCTCACCTGAAAACACAGAGTGGTCAGCGTACACGTCAGCAGCCGTGGGCGTCGTGTTGCCGCAGCAATCCGTCTACTTCACCACCAACACCGACAACCCCAACTTGATGTGCGCAGGAGTGCTGCACCTCGGGACGATTGCCGCGCTGATCGCGAATCTGACCTGCGCGCTCGTTAAAGTGCATTTCAAAGTGCGCTTTTCGAACGCCACGGGTGACAGGTTGCTTCTCGGCGGCGGCTTCATCGTGGGCTTTAGCGGTGTTGTGTCGACCTTCACAGGGGTGGTGCTGACGGTGGGCAACACGTATGCCAATCCTATCGCGAATGTGGTCGGAATGATCGTCTCACCAGGAGTTGTTTACTGTGGCACTGTGGTCGCGCACACCGACCCGGGCACAGGGGCCACTTGGCGTTCAGTCACCTATGGGGAGGGCCAACAAACCACCATCATTGGAGACGGCGCTGGGCAGTCTCGACGCATCTGGTTCCGCGCCAGTGGGAACAATACCACTGTCGTCTATTACGCGTCCTTCGGGGCTGCGTTGATTGGCGAGAATGTGAACGGGCAAGCAAATGCCGATTGCATTCAGTGCGGAATCACTGTCACGCCCGCAGCCACGGCGAACTTCACCCTGGATGATGTTCAAGGATTTTCCGTCAACCCATCAGTTTAAAGTCTGCTACTTTTACCGCAAGGCCTCTTCGGAGGGGTGCTTCACAACCACCCGACCCCAGTGAAACGTCGCAAGCTGTTCAATCGCAGTATGGAAACCCTCACAACCTGTAAAGTTACGGGGGGATCGCGCCGCGGGGGGACTAAAAGCACGCCCGTCATGACTCGCAACAACAAGGAATAACCTCCCACCGAAGAACCATAAGTCCCGTAAAGTAGGGCTGGAAACTTAGGTGTTACGAAGGCTCCCCGAATACAAAATCGATGCTCTGTGAGAAGTGGCGACAATGCGTGCAGGCTCTTCCTGCGTATGCGCGGAATTCTACGTAGGTGCAGTTGCGGCGTTTGGCAAGGCAGGCACTTCGGTGCCTGGGGGGATGCAGTCGTCCCTCCTTCCCCAGACTGAAACCCGGTTTCACGTGTGCCACCCCTTCCCTCCTTTGAGGTGGCGCACGTTGACCTAGCACAAAAGGGGGGACGTCGGCACTGG